ATCATAATCGATCTGTACTAAAGGTGCTCTTCTGGTAATTAGGTTATAAGTGCTAGCCAACTTTTATGTCTTGGTTTTAACAACGACGAGTACTACGTACTCTCCTCATACATAAATCCAATTCTATTTAAACCGTAGGGATCAAACCTTATAGGGGATACTTTTGGTAAAGTTCCACTAGAGAAGAATAATCGAAGTGGTTCGGAGAGTTTTGGAAAAGCGATGAGACGCGTGTATCCTTGTCATATGCTGGAAGCAGTAATGGCCTAGACCGATTTCCGAGTTAATCAACCTTGAATACTGGGTAACGAATATGAAGTTCCTAAGAACTGTTTAAAGAGTTCTGTAAATTTTATTTTTGTATAAGTAACAATGAATTTTTTCATACATAAATGTTTATTAGCAAATAACTACTTATCTGGATGGGGTTTCTCAACTATTATATGCTTTGCTACAATAGTTGCAATCTGCGAATTATCGCTTATTGCTTGAGCATACCCACGTACTGAAGGAGACCGTATGAGGAAAATCACTTTTAAGTGATTAACCCGTAAGGAACTAATTCGATACGCTATCCTTTTAAGTTACTTATTTTCAGATAGAACTTGATCTTTGAGGCCTAACCTTTTTGGTAAAACTTCAAAGTGAAAGGATCTAATTGAATTAGCACGAAAACAAATGGTAACATGAGAAAAATCTGGTATCACTTTTACTATAAATTATTGGGCCGAAGTGTTACGTTTGGTAGTACAGTATCTTGATCCTAGATCTAAGCCATTGTACTCATCAAAAATATGGGTTAAAATCCACAAAGGTAAGTTATCCGTGAAGAGTTGATCCGGGCTACCTGTTGTTTTACCAAAGAAAATTAAGGTATTACTCCAGGCCAGCAAGGAATCCATCCACAACGGATCTCTACAAAGAGGTCATTTGATAAAACTTAAACTTGTTCTGAGTATGCTCTCTTTCTTTAGAGCATGTTCTCCAGCTTACCGAAAGGTTAGTTGAGATTCTATTACTTCACCATTTTGTGGTGTGAGTACAGTTCTAGACCAACAAGAGTTGAGGCAAGCTCTTAAATCTTTGGGTATAACAACTCTTCGAGTTGGAAAACCATCGATCTTTTGGGCTTCTTCTAAAAGTGGTCCTAACTTACCCGTAGCAACATTAGGGCTCGGACTAGATCTTATCGGTTGAATTCTGCGACCACAAAAGTGGTACGAGTACTGTTTAATTTGTTTAACAAATGGGTACTATGTATGTTTCACTCAATTTGTGTGTTTCACCATACTTGTTGCACCAGTAGCTTTGCTCTGTCTCCTTTTCAGGATAAAACCTCTGCTTGGGCACATAGCTGTTCTTGAAGAGGCAAGGGGAAAGATGCGTAAGATTGGGATAACTGATTTCTGAACTCAGATTTTGTTTAGACCACTCCACG